TCCACAGCTTGCCATCTGCTTGCCTTACTTCAACAATAGCAGTTGCATCATTGGTATAGCCCCAATCCAATCCAATGCATCGCCATCTGTAGTTGTCTGGCAGTTGATCACATTGGTTCCAATTATCGAACACGACACCTTGCAATGCTCCTATTCTTCCAAGACCATAGACATTCCACCAATTTTGCCAATAGGATGAAGTCTTTGCTTTTTCTTCTGCCTTCTCAATGTCTTTGCGAATCGTGTCCGGCAATGCTTCATTGTCCTTGAATGTCAGAATCAGATGTTCAGAATCATCTTCCTTCAACACTTCGGTGTGCGCCCAAAATTCCATCGTTGGATTGAAGTCAATGAAGATTTCGTCTGATGTTCTGATGGCCAATTGATAGTAAGATTCAAACGGAATATTGTTTGCTTCGTTCACATACAGAATATTCCTTCTGGCACCACGCAATCTTGCTTCCTGGTCTGCGCTGAAAAATTCGATGTAGGAACCATTTGCGAATGTGTAGGTCAATAGTGACCTATTCCATCTGCTGTCATTGTATCTGCCTGTGATCTGCATCACCTTCAAGAAATCCTTCATTGCTCCACGCCTAAGATGTGGCACAGATTCGGAGACTACGGAAATTTCCAAGCCATCAATTCTGGCTGCTTTGTCAATTAGGACCGGAAGAATGCCGAATGTCTTACCTGCTGATGTGCCACCTTGGATGACCTTCTTGCGTTTGGTCAGCTTGCGGATCTTGCGGATTGCTGTTGTATAGACGAAATCATTCATTCATCATCACCAAACAATGGCTGCTCACGATGTGTCACTTCGTGCTTTTCGGTAAGGTTGTTCAGACGTTGTGTGATGCTTGTGTTGTAGATACCTGTCATGCCGCCTTCAATCTGGTCCTGTCGGATGCTCTTACGTATACGCGAACAGATGGCGGAAAATTCTTCATACGCTCCATTTTTGTTGCCGAAATAATCATCAAGAAAATGGTTCAATCCTTGGTTAGCTACGAAGTTCTCGAATCCTTCCATCGTCAATGGTTTCTGAAGTTCACGATGCACAGTAATTGCTTTCGGACCAATGAAATCCTTCACAGTTATCGGATGGTCCTTGGTATGTGCAGCATATTCCAGGAACAGCTGCCACATCTTGTCCGGTGTTTCAATGTACTTCTTCTTGGCCATTACTTCTTGAAATTTCGCAATGCTTCCTGTGGCGTATTGCCCACACCTTCCTTGAAGTTGCCTTCATTGTTCCAATATCTGTTGGCATCTTCACGCTTGAATGCGTGCCACTTCATGGTGTAGGTGTTGTGTGTGATATACACACCATAGTTCTCATGGTTCCTGTTCTCCTTCATTTCTTCCTTCTTCTCTTTGGCTTTGGCTTTGGCTTATTTTCTTCAGCGAATTTCAGCATGACACGTGCCATTGTCTGTGCAGAATTGCCACAGGTGAAACACACACGTGCATTTCCGTGAATGGCCTTGTATGTTTCTTCGTACTGCTGAACTTCATTCTTTGTCAGTCTTCCACTGAACTGTCTGGCTGCCATCATTTCAAGCTGTGCCTTCCGTTCAGTTATAAATAGCAAAATGTCCTTTTTGTCCATTAGTTAAAATTTTCTCCGTTCAATATTCTAACGACCCAAATCAACAGCAACAGGATAAAACAGAATAGAATCACATCATCCATGTCACATTCCTTTTCTGCCACCTGTGTTGGCACCAAGTATGGCCACAGGTTTTGTGAATACCTTCTTCATCACCTTGTCACAGCAGGTGAATGTTGGCTTTTCGTTCATTCCATGCACATAGTCTTGGACCATCTTGCACTTTCCTTGGCATTTGTAGGAATAGGTCATATTATTTCTTTTTGTTTAGTGCTTTTTCGAGTTCATCCCAACATTGAAGGAAGGCATCTCTTGATACTTCGTGTAACTGGTTAACGGTTGCTATGTGTGTTTTTGGATATAACTTCAACGCCCTCGCCTCTGCTTGTTCTCTTGTTTTCATCTTATTTGTTTTTGCTTAACCTTTCAAGCCTTTCAATTGACCGAACTATTGAATTAACCTTTCGGGTTATCTTCTCAGCCTTCAGTTTGTGGCCATTCAATTTGACTATCTTGCTGCTCATGGCATCCAGAAGATTCGGAATTTGTACAGAATCCGTTCAATCAACACAGCCATCAATGCCACCTGGACAGATGGCCATACAGCTTCAGTTGTCGCTGCTCCAATTAGCAGACCAATCCAAAACGATAGACACAATGAACAGTCAAATGGCTTAATGCTCGCCCATTCATCTATGTTCAGCCATTGTTTAATGTAGGTCTGTATGCTGATCACTTCTGTCAGTAGTGATGCGATGACCGCTACTGATACAGCGTTGAAGAATAATTCCATAATAGTCTTCCTTTAGTTGGTCCAAAGTTCTACGGACCGAATTACCAATTGATTTAAATGGAATGTCAACCTTCTTGCTGACCTTCCGATAACTGCCTTCTTGCAGCCATAACCGCAGCACTTCCTTGTCATACCAATGATAGCTGTCCAACAATGTTTCAATGATCATCATATCATCTTCTTGTTCCCAATCATAGCCATCAGCATCATCTGCAATGTCCGGCACCTGCTTGTTGTGTGCGAATAGGCCGTGTTTCCTTGCAAATGTTGACCTTGGTGATGTTGCCATTGTCATCATGGTGCGTACTACGTAGTAACGCAGATAGCCGCCATCATTGACCTTGTTCCATTTCTGTTCATCCATTTCCAGGATGACCATTGCAGATTCCTGGATAAGGTCATCAGCAAACCTGTGACAAATGCGAACTGCAAGTTCACGCAGTTCATCATCTGCCAACAGGTCAATTGCTGCTTGTTGTTTAGAATGGCAGGTCATCATTTCCGATGGCTGCGGCCTTTGCCTTTGATTTGGCCACAACCTTTGCCTTTGATTTGGCCACAACCTTTTCTTTGACGCTTCCTTCTTTGTTTGGTTTCCATGTGTCCACGGAAATTGCCACATCATTGCCATAGTCATCAAGTTGATCACGCAGGTTGATGTTCACCTTCACATACTTCTTGCCTTGATATTCAAAGGTGTGTTCAGCAGGAATCTTGTCCAGACAGATGGATGCTTTCAGCCATGTGTCACCTTTCTTCTGACCATTGCCGCAATAGATTGTTTTTTCTTCACTCATTGTGTTAAGTATTGATTTTTACAAATATACGATTTTCAGAATAATCTTTGTTGCGCTTGGTGTTGCTTCAATCGTTTCATTGCTGCATCAAAGTATTCCTTGTCAAGTTCGCAGGCTGTCAAGTCAAAACCTAAGTTGTGGCAAGCTATGGCAATACTTCCGGAACCAAGATGCGTGTCAAGTATTTTGTCACCTTCTTTTGCGTAGTTCATCAAAAGCCATTCGTAAAGTTTAACGGGCTTTTGTGTTGGATGGATTTTTCCTCTTTCGGTTAGAACACTATATCTGAACATCTTTGCAGGACTTGAAAATGAAGTCCAACCTAATTCACACATGGCCAAAGAGAAATCAAAAGGTTGCTTTTTGTCCCAAATCAAAAAACATTGAGATGAATTTAAGTAATCAAAAAAATAATTTCCGCCCCAAATGATTTGATTTTTAGAAACTCTTTTTAATTCATTAAAGTATTCTAATGATGGTGTTGACGCATCCCAATCTTTCTTTGTGTGTTGTTGCCTAACGGAATTTGCACTTATTCCAATTCCATAAGGTGGATCTACAACAGCAAGGTCAAAGTGATTATCTGAATACCTTGCCATTAGTTCCATGTTGTCTTCACAAGTTATCTGAACACCCATCATGCTATGCCTTGTGATTTGAACCATCTGGTCACAGTCTGTTCATACCTGTTATCTTCCTGCATCAACGCAAATCTACCTTGTGGCTTTTCATTAGGCAATGCCTTCACTTCATTCCTTTCAAGTAGATATTGGTAGAGCAATCCCCACATTGGAAATTCCGGCAGTCTGTCATGTTCCTGGATATAACTGATGGTCCAATCATACATGAACTTTGCATCAATCGGATCAGAAGCTGCTTCCAATTGCTTTGGTTGAAATGTTGGTTCAGATGCTTTCCTGCGTTCAGTCTGTTGGAATGCTCGGAGAACTTCACCGACTACCTTTGGTGATAATTGCTGACCATAAGTTGACAATGTCAATGGTTTGTTGTTCAAAGATAGACTTCCGGATGCAGCCTTTTGGAATGCTGTGACCAATTTGAAATCATCAATGTGCGGAAATTCAGCATCAACGAATCTTGCAATGATGTCCATCAGCATCTGACCATTTTGATTGCGTTCAAATGCTTTGCAGCCAACCAATAATGGCAGCTTGTGAATTGTTGCTTGTTGAATCATGTGTTCTTTTCTCTGTGTAGTTTTTCAATTGTTTGAAATATAGGCAAAATTAACTGTGGCACCACAGCATTTCCGTATGCCTTTATGCTTTCGTTTCGCCACTTTGGAAAGGTAATATTGTCCAATCTGTCGGGAAGCCCATCATTTCCGCCACAAATCGCGGATTCAGTTGGGAAGTCTTGCCAGTTGTTTGATATGCTCTTTTCTGCAATCCATCTTGATTGCGCTTGCCTGTGCTCTTCTGCGGATTGTCGTCTGCTGTTGGTGTTGGCAGCAGACCCAATGCTGCCTGTCCACTCAACATGTTTGCTGTTCCATCCTTCCGCTTCTGGCCTTTCCAATCGCCTGATATCGGTGTTGGCAGCATATCCGACAATGAACACTCTGTCTCTTCGGTGTGGTGCGTTGACACCTGCAGCTGGCAATAGTACCGGTTGTACTTCGTAGCCTTCAGCTTCCAAGTCAGCACACACCTGCTCGAAGACCAGACCGCCATCGATAGTAAGCAATCCACGAACATTTTCTGCCACAACGTATGTTGGCTGAATTTGTTGAATTGCTCGCAGCATTTCGTGCCACAGGTAGCGCTCATCATCGGTGCCTTTCCGTTTTCCTGCAAGGCTGAATGGTTGACATGGGAATCCGCCTGTGATGATGTCGATGTCTCCGTTGTGAATAGAGTAGTCTGTTTTGATGATGTCATGATATTGAATTGAATTAGGGAAATGATGTTTTAGAACTTTCTGGCCAAATTCGTTCCATTCCGTGTGGAATACATTGGTCCAACCCATCCATTGGGCAGCTAAGTCAAAGCCGCCAATTCCAGAGAATAGTGATCCGTGTCTCATTGGTTCAGCTTTGGTTGTTCAACTTCAAAGTCAAACTTGAATCCATTGACATCGTCACCTTTTTCCTTTGCCCTTTTAATCCAGGACAGAACTGCTGCTTTCCAATTGGTCATTGGTACCTGTCCAACCATCCAACCTTTCGATTCATAGTAATAGAAGAACTTGTCTGCTTCATCTTGGCTTCTGCATCCGGAATGATACATCCATTCTCTCACTTCATCCAATGATGGCGCGCCAACAACATTGACATTTCCATTCTCATTTACATTACCATTTACATTCTCATTTACATTTACATTAGGTTTTTCAGTTGTATAACCAAAAGCTGTCAATGGTTTATGTTTGGTTTCATCTAGGTTATGGTTAGGTTCTGTTTTGGTTCTAGTTAGGTTTCGTTTAGGTTTCGGTTTGGTTTTTTTTGAACTTGGTCTGCCGCCCTTTTGTCCATTATTGAATCTTGCAATGTTTGCATCCAATTGTGGCTTAATTAGCCGAAATGCCAACTTTGGTGTGCCTTCCAATGATGGTTCTTTGAAGTTCAAAGCATAGTCACAAATTGCATCAAACATGGCACATTTCTCTTCTGGACACAGGTCTTCAGCAGCTTCGAAGAATGACCTGTAAAAGATAAATGAGTCTCTCATTTGATGATGAATTTGGTGCCTTGCTTGAAGAATCTGAATCCTAATGTTCGCAGGATTTCTGTCAATTCTGCAACTGTGTACTTATCTTCATACATCAGTTCATTGTCAATGCGCTTGATGTTGTGGATGACAGATGCATGGTTCATGAATGCCATTTCTGCAATCCGTGTGATGCTCAAACCTGTCTCCATTTCTGGCTGTCGTAATATCCAGAAGACAACTGCTCTACATTTCACAATGTGTGCTTTTCTGTCTCTGGAATACAGGCTGTTCTTCGTCACACCATAGTAATGCAGCACAGCATTGGTGATGTTTTCCACGTTCACGCCTTGCCTGTTGGCAATTGGTGCATTCATCACTTGGTCTGTCAATTCCTGTCTGTAAACATCAACCAACTTGTTGATGCTTTCCTTCTCAATTTCTGATAATTCTGTCTTCACTTCTCTGTGTTTTTTATTGTTAATAACTCGTTTAAAGATACAAAATTCAAAGCTGTTGGATGATGTCCATCCAATCTTCAAACTTCATTGCCACATAATCTGGCTTATGGTTTTTCGTGAACACAACAACAGGAACACGGCCATCAATAGCCGCGTCATCCTGTGATTGTTTCAATGCGCTCCAAATGTTCAACCTTTCCTGGTTCTTACATTCAAAGCTGAACTGTGCCAATGGTCCATCAAGATCAATGATGTCACCTTTGATGGTCATGCCACCAGACATTGGTGTTCTCCGGACATTGGTGCCGAATCTTTTGTTCAGCAGATTTGCAACTTTGCGTTCAAATCGTTTGCCCTTGTCGTTTGCGTTCACCATGTCTTCAATTGTTTTCGGTTAACGAACCAAACAGGACCTTTTCCAAGGTCTTTCTTTCCTGCTTCTTCAATCATTTCCTTGGTCGCATAGCCAACAAGATCAACTGTGTTGCCCTCAACAATAGCCAGAACATAGACATCATGCATCAGCTTTGGAACAACCAAGTTGCCATCCTTTCTGTCTGTTGACTTGATGTCAATTGTTGCACCATCCTTGCTGATGAAATCGAATGAATCCTTTTCAAGGTTGCTGATGATGTCCAGGTGCAGGTTGAATTGTTTGCTGAATGCATATTCTGCCGTGAATCCAATCCTGCTTGCAATCCGTTTGTCAATGATGGTTGAATCTGTGCCGCAGCCTTGCCAATATCGCATTGATGCAATCATGTCGCACATTGCCAATTCTCTTGGTGATAGTGTGATCTTCATGCTTTCAGAATTTGGTCCAGATAATCCTTAGCCAATGCTAACCTTTCCACCAATTCCTGCTGCATTGCAACATCAGCAGGAACATTGATGATGACCATTCTGAATGCTTCATTTTCAATCCTTGGATCAAAGCTAATGAAGTCACATGATGTGGCACCTGTGGCCAACATACAACCTTGCATCTGCCACAAATATTTCTTGTCAATGTCCTGGTTGATGACATTCTTCAAATGGTTTGCCGTGTTGTATGGACATTTGATTTCAATCAGCTTATCTGTCCCCTTCACCTTGCCATCTGGAGACCCACCGGAATAGTCTGATATTTCACAGAATCCAAGTTCTTCAACTTCACATCCTGTGCGCTTTTCATATTCTTCTCTGGCCACAGATTCGTATTCGTTGCCGTGATCCAATGCTGCGCCAAAAATCTGGACACGTTGGCCTGTCAGCTTTTCTGCTGCTACTTCCATTATGTAGCTGATGGCTGTGCCACCGAAGATTTCATCCTTCTTCCTGCCTTTGGTCATCAAATCACCAAATCGTGATGCTGTGAATTTTCCAAGTCTGGCAGCAAACCATTCTTCAGTTCGCTGCAGTTCGTCTTTTTCTTCGAAGATGTCCATGATTACTTGGTTTTTTTAGGTGTGAAATCATCTGATTCATCTTGGCCATACACGTTGTGCTGATAGAATCCGGACAGCTTCAGACACACACGTGATAGTGATCGTTTTTCAGCCATTGCCACAGGATACTTTTGCCGTGTGTTATCTGGTGCAGATTCGCCATAGGTTTCAACAGTTATGACATGGCCATCTGGTCCTGACATCTCGCCAATTGCTTTGATGACTACGTGCTTGCAATCATCTGTCATGTGGACCATTTCGTAACGTACACGAATGCCGCGATGCTGCTGAATGCGTTCAATGCCTTGCCTTGTGATGATAACAAAACCTTGTGGCGATTTGAAGAAATGGTCAGCCGTTAAGCCGTTCTCCGTGGCCAACTTTTTCATTGTTTCTCTCTCTGTTGTTTTCATGAGAATTTATTATTGATTATTGATTTCGGAATATTGAACCTGTTTCGTTTTCAAGGTGAGCATTGCATACTCGCTTGTGAATGCCATCCAATAGAATGGCAATGTGTCTGATGGTGTGTGAACACCTTCGTGATGGTCATAGTCAGCATCCCACATGGCTAACCATCTGGTTACTTCTCCAAGTATGTGCCGTTCAACGACCATCTGACTGTCTGCGTATATCAGCACATTGACCTTTCCCATTTGGTCAATAGCATCAATTCGTGTGATGATGTCCAGGACAACCATCTTGGATTCATCAGACAGATACGTTGTGTCTGATTTGTAGCAATCAAGCAATGATTCGTGCTTCATTTTTTCTCTGTGTTTATGGTGATTACTTGTTAATTACATCATCGTGAAATGCATCATCGTCTCCACATGATTCGCAAACGCCAATCAATGCAGCTTGTTCGTGATGCTCTGAATATCCAACAACAGCCTGTGTCTGTCCACATTCACATCTGCATTGTGAATTGTTGGTGATCAACTGAAAACTATGTTCCTTCAAAATGAAGATAGCCTGTTCTTCTGTCTGTACGCAGTTTACTGTTCTTGCCATTTCTCTGTGTTTTTAAATGTTTCCACGAATATACAACAACACGTTGATAACTTCCAAATAAATGCACAGGAAATTTCACACGTTGATGCTAACGTGCTGATAATCAACTGAATAATTTTAACGACTAATTAACAGACAGCCACGTGTCATCATCATCTGACTGTCTGCTGACTATGCGAAGATACATTTCTTCTGTATTGACCAAGGTGTTGTGATAGGCATCCATTTCATCTTGAATTGCCTTGTTCCGTTCGCTGATTCGCCAAAGAACGTAAGCTGTGACCATTAGCCAGAAGATGACAACAAACAACAGAGCCATTGCAATGATCAGCAGGTTGATGATTGTCTGCATCACCTTACTTTGCCCTTTATTATTCGCAGATTGTCAACTTCGAAATCACCATTCTGATCAACACGAATGATTGCAAAGCCATGATTCCATTTGTTAACAGGCATGTAACCTGGATGAAGTTCACACAGGCATCCTGTTGACCATGTTGTCACAACCTTTCCATCCAGATTGCTTTCTGAATGTTCACTTGTTTGATGGTTGTGGCCACAGATAACTGATGCTTTGGCTCTCATGTAGTAGCCACGTGCAGGATTCACAGGAGAAAAGACTGACCTTCCAAATTCATGGCCATGCATGATGGACAGCTTTCCTGCTTTTATCACACGTTTGTCCTGTATCAGTTCACATCCAAGTTCACCAAATCGCAGCAATTGGTCCATTGTGAAGTCTGCTGTTCCAATTAGTTCTGGTGCCTTTGTTCGCAGGTATGCTTCGTACCTTTCTTCATGGTTTCCTAATTTGAAATAGAAAGGAACACCATCAAATTCCTTCCGGAACACTTGCAGCAATTGCCTTGTTGCTTCCAATTCTTCAGCGAATCCACGCTTCCTTGGATCACGTTCATAACGTGACAATGCATAGCAATCAACTGTGTCACCATTGAACACAATGGCATTGACCTTCTGTTGCTTTCCATATTCTATGGCCTTGGTGATGGCATCGATGTTGTGATATGGAACATGGATGTCTGACAGCAGCAGGATTCTTGTTGCAGCTTTCGGCAACAGAAACGGTTCCCATTCAGACTCGTCACTTTCTGGAAGACCAAATGGATTTGCAATTCCTAATGCTTTCGCTTGCTGTGCCTTCTCCGTTGTCATGTGTTCCTTGTTTTTAAAATATTGCCTATTCGCATCACCATTTTGTCCACGATAATAGCGAATTATACTCCTGACATTCTCCACATCCAGGAATGCTGATTTGTTCCTTTTGTATATCATCTTAGCCAATGATAATGATGGAAGATGTGACCAATGCTTCAGATATTCTTGGACGATTTCGCCCTTGATGGATTGCTTGTTCATTGGTGTTGCGCCATTATTCGTTCTCTGTAGAATTTAGGATCAATGTCACGAATCTGCATTGCCAATTCCATCCATTTCTTCTTTGCTTCTTGCCTTTCTTCCTTGGTGCTATCTGTTCCCAAGTTACATTGTATCAATGCATTCTGATGAAGAAGCTCATCAATCTGCTTGCGGACATCTGTGTCCGTGTGATAGTAATAGTTGCTCATCTCTGCCATAGTTTTCTTCCAACAGTTACACCAACATAATGGTCACCATTGAACTTGTAATTGGCAGTAATATACAACTTTAGAATGTCTCCGTGTATGCCAACACCAAACAATGGTTTCACTTTTTCGATGAAATCAGTCTGCGCTTCGATGGATGCATGGATGCCAACACCATACATTGGTGCCTTATGGACATTAGATGTGTAGGTGAATGCTGCTTCTTCTGTTATGTTTTGGTAATTGAACCAAGTTGCATTCAAGCTGCCATCAGCCAATGTGATGGTTGTGTCATACTTGTTCACTTCTGTCAGCCATGCTTCAATGATTTGAACTGTGTCAACTTTCAACACTTCACGTTCCTGGATGATTGTGTTGGTGATAGTGTCCGTGACAGTTACACGCTCCACAAATCGAACTGTGTCGGTCTTCCATCGGTCAACGTATTCTGTCCGATATATTGGCTTTTCAATTTCAATTGTTTCTGTGATGACCTTGGAACCTGTGCCGCATCCTTTCCATGCAACAATGACACCCAGAAGAAACGTGACTATGTATGGCCACACAGTTCTGAATAAATGAATCAGCAATTGCCTGTCCATAGTTCAACTTCGTCTTCTCTTCTGCGAATTAATCCACGCAGCACCTTGCCGCCACCTTTGGTCCATCTGCGAAATTCAAAAGGAATGTTCTGATCATCTGCACAATGGTTCACTTTTCGCAGCAATGTTGATTTGCTGAAGTTGCCGATTCCTACATTGTAAACAAATGAAATCAATGCGGCCTTTTGGTGTGCTTTCAGCTTCACATCCAGGACACCATTCACCTGCTTCTCCACCTTCTTGATATGGTTCAGCAGTTCTTCTTCTGCTCTGGATTCATCAATTGCATCATCATCCATTGACACCTTGGTGCCATCTGAATAGATTGTTGTGCCATAGCCTATTGTTGGCACATTAGCCGGACACAAATATGGTGCAGGTTCAAAGCCTTCAAACTTCTTGATCACTTCTGCTGCCTGCTTTGCTGCGCTTTTTCTTGGTTGTTTCTTTTCTTTTTCCATTGCAATTTCCATCTATGCATTCACATCTGATTGGTTTCCATGCACACCATTCACCTACATCTTGCACTTATTTTCTTTCAGTTCTCCACGCATTTCCACCAATGCTTTCGTGTTCTCACTAATAACGTCCGCAAACTTCTCCACGTGCTTGTCATTTGCATCTTGCCAATCCTTCCGTTCTTCACGATGGATGTCTGTCAACTTGTTCAAATAATAAACCAACACAGCAAGGAAGATTCCCGCTATTCCGTACGATGCTAATGCTTCAAGTATTGCGTCCATTAGAATACTAAATTTCCTTGTTCGTCAATGTCAGGAACGATGCCCCACTTTGCTAACTCAGCTAACCATTCAGCCTCGTCAATGAATGCGTCAAATATCCACTTGGATTTCATTACTTGGTTAGTCTCTACAATTCCGTAACCTTCGCATACGGTTCTATCATCATCAAATGAAATGAAGTATGTGCGTTCGTTCGGGTATCTTATTTCGTACATCTCTTAAAATTTAAACTGAACCCCCATCGATGATAGTGCCCCATTTTGCTTCTAAACTAATATGCGCGGCTTCAGCGGCTCCTCCGCTTGTATATCGACTTCCTCCGAAGTTAGCTGTTCCACTAAAACTCATTGCACCCTGTGCATCCCACGCTATCAATAGTGCATCATAGTTAGCTGTTGATAAAGTGCCTCCGCTCATAAAGTTAGTAAGAGAAGTTACTTGGTTAATGTCCCAACCACTCATATCTTGGTCGTAAGCTGCACAATTGAAAAACATACTTGTTGCAGTTAATAATGCAGATGTATTCCAACTACTTGTATTTCCATTAAAAGATGTGCAGTTAACGAACATGAGTTGACCGCTTGTCAGCCCTGTAGTAGTCCAAGTATTTACACCAGTACCTGTAAAGGCACTACAAGTGTTAAACGCTCTAAACCAACTGTTATTAAGAACCCATCCTGCAACGGAGCCGTCAAATGAAGTAGCAGAACCTAAAAAGTTCTCTGTGCTGTTAACGCTACTAACGTCCCAACTATCTAAATCTTGGTTAAAAGATGAAGCCCCATTGAACATCTGTTTAATGTTGGTAGTAGTAGAAGATACCCAATTTGCTATGTTGTTGTTAAATGCTGAACAGTCATAAAAGCAATTCTCAAATGTAGTTACCCCCGATACATCCCACCCACTCCAATCTCTTACTGAAGTTATTCCTGAAAGTATAAATTGACCAAGAAATGATGTAGTTGTTATGATTGGAACATCTGTTGCAGTGATGTCCATATTGACACATCCCTGAAACATTCTGGTTCTGTCAAAAACAAAACCTGTTCCCCAATTGGAAACATCTGTGATTTTTAATTTGTCTCCGCCATTTTCAAATGCCCATCCTTGGACATCGCCATCAATGATGATGGTGTAGGTACCTGCTGATGTGTAGGTGTGTGATTTGTTTGCAATGGAATTGGCAACAACAGTTGAATCGCCCCAATCTATGGTGCCACTAAATGTGCCGCCACTTTTGTAAGGTAAGGTAACTGTCTCACCATCTGATGCGACATTCCACACAGTTATCATCCTAATGTCCGCAGGTGCTGCGCCACCGGAAGAAGATGCTTGTCTTCTTGATATGTTTACAATGCTGTTCATTGCTTGTAAACAATGCAGCTTCCACTTGACATTGTCAATGATGTGATGCTTGACGATTCTGGAACTGTAATGTAGGCACCTGCTTTGCAAGTTGTGCCAGACAATCCATAGTCTGCCAATGCTCCACTTCCATCAACTTCGAATGCCGTGAAGACTGTATCTTCCTGCACTATAACAGCATAGCCATTCAATGATGAATGTGCTGATGTGCCTGTCAGAACTTTGCTTCCTTTGCTTGCAATTGCTTTTTGTTGGTATTGCATGGTTTAATTTTTAGCTTATTGGTATTTGGCAGCGATCATACGCAAATGGCTGTGTAATTGACAGCACACAACTATGTCCGCTAACCTTGTCTGTGAATCTTTCTGTGAATGGTTCGAATTGTACTGATGTTTGGATGCTCAACTTCTCCGTGTGCAGTTGTCTGAAGTATGCCACGAAATCCATCAATATCAATATCGTGTCGCTCATCACTTCGTGTTCATTTTCTTCACCTGGAAGAACTCGGTCCATGCAGATCAATCTGATGTCATAGGTCAATGTTCGTTCAGTAACAGATGCACCTTGTTCAATTGCCCATAGAACAACGTAATCCAATTCTTCTGGCTGTAATTCCCACACATCACCTTGTCCGTACTGCTTGATCTGCAGATGGCTGTCGGCCTGTGTTTCGATTAGTTCGAATATGTTGTTCAGCGTGTACAAACTTCTTCAGCTTTTCGATGTTCTTCTTGTTAATTCCCTTCGCCATCAGTAGTCAATGTATCCGTCTCTGTACTTGTCCTGCAAACTTCTGGACCTGTATCTGTTGCCCAAGAAGATGCCTGTGCTATACACGTCCTTTTCCGGACGAATCACATCAAGGCCAGAATCTGGTGATTGATACGCAGGATAGTCTGATGCATTTTCGCACAGGAATCTGACCAATCGTTCTGTATACCATTCAGCCTTGTCTCTGTACTTCTGACTAATGAAGTTGATTTCATCAAGTGATGATGTGCTTGCATTCTCAGATGACTGCTGCATCAAGCCTTTATTCAAGAACTTGTATGAAATGGCTGTTGGTGCTTCGCTTTCAATCCAATATCTAAGACATGGCTGAATGTAGTCATCCAACAAGGTCTGATTTTCAGTTGTCAAGCTGTTGCCAATGATCTGTGTCTTTATTTCATCGTACAATGTACTGCCTAACTTTGGCTGCACATAGATGTCTTGGCACATGATGATGACAGGCCGAAGATACTTGAAGTCAATATTCTCATGCAGCAATGTGCTGTCTTTCAAATACGATTCGGATATAAACAGAACAGGTGTTGCCATCAGTTCGCTTGTTTAGTAATTAGTACCTGTCTCCATTCGTGTCTGCAATGGATTGATTTGCCCCACCATCCACCGCC